ATGCGGAAGCTGAACCATCAACTCCAGAAATACCAGTAGTGCCGTTAATGTTTAAAGCCATAATTAAAGAATAACAAGAATTGCACCAGATGGCACAGTAATAGTAACACCTGAATTAATTGTAGGACTTACTGTATGTGCGTTCTTTCCAGCAGAAATACTGTAAGAAGTTGTAGCAGCTTGATCTGATTCAAAAAATACTTCATCAGTACCGCCTCCAGTAGCTCCAGCACCTCCACCGATAGCACCCCAAGCACCATTGTTATAGCCTTCAAACTGATTTAATGTTGAGTTATGCCTAAACATACCAACAGCAGGGCTTCCATCTCTCTGGGCTGTCGTACCAGTAGGTATTGTTAAGCTAGATGTATAGTTATGAATTATCTTTCCAGTAAAAGTTCCTCCAGCTTGAGGCATCAATCCTAAATTTGTACTTGCAACCGCACCAATAGTTACATATCCATTATTTGCTGCATTTCTTATCTTTAAATTTCCATCAGAAGTATCAACGTGCCATTGGTACGCATAGTTAGTTGTTAACGCACCAGACTTACTATTATTAGACGCAATAGCTTGTAAAACACTATTGATGTCTGATCTCACGGCATTTCCCGTTCCATTGTTGATTATGAAATCATGTTCTGCCATTACTTAATCAAACTTTTATTTAAGTATATCTTAAATCAATACTAACTACCACGCCCAAATCCTGTAGCAGCATATTTGAAATTTCTATTAACATGACTAGAACCATTTTTTACATCTATAACAAAACTACTTGAACTGATAGAAGACAATGCAAAAAAGTCTCCTGATTGTGCGTTTTCTATTGTTATACCGATAGATGGCAGTACTGAATTTGCTGCGATGCTAGTGCCTGACTGACCTGTAAAGAAACTGTTAGTAAATGTTACCGTCTTGCTAGATGTACCAGATGCAATCAAACCATTTGTAGCCCCTGCATTACCAAGACTTGTTTCTGTTCTACTACTTAATTCTGCTGTATATCCAAGCTGATCAATTTCTATAGATTGTGCTGGGTCATCTGTATCCATTTCACATCTAAATTTAAATCCTCTTGCAACATAAGAACCATTAACAAAAGGATTATATTGTGAAAATTCTGCACTAAATGTACAATTACCACTTGTAGAAAGTGATGTTGCAGAAGTTAATGTAAAAGTATTTGCACTTGGTACTGTTTTAATTTCATAATCACCATCAACACCTGTACCTGAGGTAAAGTCAACAGCTACAAAACTACCAACAGAATAACCATGAGATGATTTAGTGATGGTTATGGTTGTACCAGATATTGCATACGTTCCAGCAGTGGAGGTGTCAGGATCAGAATCCGTTGTTGCAACTAATAATTTTGCCCCTACGTTTACAGCAGTATCACCATCAAAATCAGTCCAAACATCTATCAGTGCAGTTCTTTTATCAATCAAATCATTTGGATAAAAACCTTGAGTTACTATATGTCTACGCAAACTTAAAGGCTGTTTTCCACCTAAATCTAAAGTATTTGCAAAATCATAATGACCACCTGTAATATCAACAGCACCTAAGAAATCAAAATCAACTATTGCATCAAAATCTGCAACTGCATCTAAAAGTTCAAGTGATCCAAGAACAAGCCCATTTACTTCATCACTAAAGAAACAATCAACTTTAGCACCAGCAAAAGGTGGGCTGTCATTATCTTCTCTGTCTTCTAAAACTGTTAATTTAGGGAATACATCAGGTTGTGTTTGCAACATGACGACAGAAGCATCACCAGAACTTAAGCGGCCTCCATCATCTCTAAATTTTACAATGTATGTACCATTTACAATATTTGGAACGATTGTTTCACTGACATTACCACTTAAAGCTGGTAATACATCAACAGAATTAGTAAAAGTTGCACCTGTGGTTAAATTAGAACTACGGATAACAACATTACCACCATGAATTACATCTGCGTCTGTTGATTGATCAAAACGCAACCTTACAAACTGGTCTGATATTGGTTCTATTCTTAAATTTTGTACATCTGCTGGTATTGCAGTTTTTCCAATAGTTGTGAATTGAATAACAGAAGGTTCTGTAGAAACTTCTAAAAGTGCATTTTTTGTAGATACCCTTATGTCATAAACACCAGCATCGGCATCATATATTGTGAAATCATTACTCCTTGTATTTACAGTTGAATAATTTTCTCCATCCTTTCTATAGTCGATTTGATAAGAGGTAGCACCTAAAACTGACTCATAAGTAACTAATATTTTATTTTTTGCTTTATTTTCTTCAACATAAAATTCTTCTTGTGCTGCCAAACTGCTTGGTGCTGGTAATAAATCAACTAAGGTTGTAACTTTTCTAACTGGGATTGGTGTTCCATCTTCAATAAATGCAAATTTACCTGAATTATATGTTGTGGCTACTACTGCATATTGACCTTCAGTTTCACTAACACTGATAACTCTCCATGTAGATGTTTGTAAGGTGTCATTTTGTAAAATCCAAACACTATTAACATTTGGTGCAGAAGAAAAAGCAGAAGAAACAGTTACTACTGCCCCAGATATTCCTGATACTGATCTACTTTCAACAGTTCCATCGGGTAAGATTACAGATAATGTTGGATTATTTGTAGAATCTAAATCTGTTGCGGCTGTATCATCTACTGTTATTGCAGTGGTTGTTGCTGCATTTATTCTTCCACCTCTTCTTAAACCCGCCCTAACAGGATCACTTATTTCTATAACCTGTCCAGGCCTTACAACCACACCTTCTGATAAACCAGTTGCAAAACTAACAGTTTCAGTAGAATTTTGCTCTTCAAATAAAATAAATCTACCAATTCTTCTTGCTTGATTTCTTGAGCTACAACCAAAACCAGTGACTTTTTTTTCTATACGTCCATATTTAGTAACAGCAGTTGCATCTTCCACTGTTTCATAATCTAAAACTTGATTTTCCATATCAAAATAAGAAACAGAAACAACTGTTGATCTTGTTTTTAAACTTGTACCTTGATAAGAAAAGCCTGCTGTTGATACGTTAGATAAATTAAATAAGTAACTTGGATCGGTTGGTTGGTCAATAGATAAACTTAACGCTCCAGCACTCCAAAAGGTCATACCACGCATTACAGAACTTAAAGCATTTACGGTTGCATATGCATCTTCTCTTTTTTGTAAAACGGTATTGCAAGAAAAACGTGGTTCTGTACCACCATCACCATCATCAACTAATGCTGAACAATAAACAGAAGCACTATAAAATGCAAATTTATCAAGTTGGCTTTCTGTAATATGATCACCTAATCCATATCTTGTATTTGTTAAAAGATCAAATAAAATCCAAGCTGGGTCAGTTGTCCAATGTGTTGCAGTAGTAAGCGTTCCATTAAAAGTTCCGCTATATGTTATCCGACCAGTTGAAGATTCTACAGTACCATTATGCGGAATTTTTATCTTAGTTCCACGAATTTTAAACATCCTTGCAGGGATATTTGGAAAGGCTTCTGAATCAAACCTTAAAGCGACATGAGCAATATTTGGATATGCACGTTGTTCATCTATTATTTCTGTAAATGAAGTCCAAGAAAAATCATCTCTTATTCGACTCGAACTTGAGTCATCACTAACTCTTGTTACCGTTACAGATATAGGAAAAGCTGTACCTGATGCAATGTTAATTCTGTAATCTCTACTATAAGCATTAAAACTTCTACCATTTACTCGATCTGAAATTGGGGTTGTTACTGTGCCATTATTATCTGTAATTTTTATTGTTAAATCTACTGTTCTTCCTAATGTCTGTCCTTCATCATTTACTTCTGTCAAAGCAGTAAATCTTAATGTAACCCTTACAGCATCAATATTAGAATTGCTTATAGTTCTTGTTACAGGTGTTGCTTTTTCAACTTGTACATTTACACTATTTTCCGACTCAATATCTGATATGCCTGGAATAAAAGTTTGATTTGCAGTGCCAAATCGAGGATTAAATTTAATATTTTTAAAATTAAAATCTATATCTTGTACGTTACTAGGATCTGCTGTTGATCTTAATATTGGTGTTTTTCCTAAAAAAATATCTTTTAATGCTGCATTGTTATATGCGTCTGTACCTTGTGTAAGTCCAGCAGCCGATGGAAAGCCCTCTATCTCACCTTCTGCCAATGCGTCTACGATAGTTACGTGCTGCTTACTAGATAAGGCATCTAATGGTAATGCTTGTAAACCTGGATGATTACTAAACGGGCCTCCGGAATCCCTAAAATCAGAAAGATCCCCTTCTATCCTCATGCTTCCCATAACGTTTTACCCCTCTAGTTGAACAGTATCTATACCAGCAGATACAACAAGTGACCCTGTAAATATCTCACCATAAACAACAGGTATTGGTGCGCCAGCCCTGCCTGTATTTTGTACACCATTAAATGAAAAGTTTACAGACTGTGGATCATCCGAAACCCCTGGCGGTTTTGGTACTGGTGTTAACATTTCAGCCGCACCAGATAATGCCATATAAACACCAATATTACCAGCAACGCCTAAAAACCCTGTACCACCAGCTAAACCAATCGCACCAACACCACCTGTTGCTATAACAGCACCTACAATAACAGCACCGATAATAAATTTAGTAAGACCTCTTGAACCTGTTACGACAGGAATAATTTTTATTTCTTGTTTCCCTACAGGATGTTCTAATTCAGAACTATCAATATCATAATTACCAATTTTTACACAATAATTCTGTTCCATCATATGTTTTTCTAATTTTGGAAAATTTGCTAATAGAAATCTTATTGCTTGTGCTGGTGTTGTTACTTCCGCTTCAAAACTACGTTCTCCAATAAAACGAGCTAATCTTCCATATAATTTTATTTTATTAAGCATAACGATATTTCTTCTTTGTCCATTCTATATATTTTTGATCAAAAGTTTCTCTGCAACTAAGTCTTTTCACACAATGATGAAGAATTGTTTGATCACCTATGTATAAAGCAACATGGTCTAGTTTGCCTGTATTAGTTGTATCCATTAATAAAACATCACCTTTTTCTAAATCTATCGTATTTTCTAGTTCAACAAAACCTAATTTAGGTAAAGCATATTCAAATAATGGATTATTACTAAATTCTTTTGGGCTTTTTGGTCTAGGCCAATGGTGTATTTTTACATTTTGTTTTTCTTGGAACCAATCTTCAATTAAACTCCAGCAGTCTTGAATATTCCACTTCCATTCTCTACCAATTAATCCTTTTTTATATCCTGATGGTTCGTAATAGTTCCATTGTTCTGTTTCTGGGCTAACAATATAAAAAGGTAAATCTAAATACTCACAGGATGCCAAATCTGCTTGACTAGCTGTTGGTGGTACATTTGGATGGCTATGAAAAACAGCTACAATTTCTGCTTCATCTTCTGCATCTGCCCATGCATCAGGGCATATTATAAATTGTTCACCCAAATCATCAGCAAGATTTTTGCAAGGATAATATTTTTCTTTTCCTTTATATATACCAACTAAACCACAAGCTTCATTTGGTGCATCTTTTTTAGCGTGTTCTATAGCAAAATCTTTCCAAGTCATTATTTAAAAGTACCAATACCAGGAAAAATGTCTCTTGTAGCAATTCTTTTTGGTAATTTTACATTTACAAGATCAAGTGCAGAAATGGCCTCCCATTGAACAATATCTCTATTTTCAGTTATTTTTCTATCTAAAAAGTATATTTCTTGTGGAAACTCTGCTGAAGAATCTGCTGTAGGATTAGAACCACTAGCAAAATTTGCAGCATCAAGAAACCGCCCAAGAGTTCTTATTCTTGTAAGTTTTGCACCAGTTAAATCATTACCAGAAGTTGTTTGGTTTACATCAGCTAAAATCGCAGTAATCGTTCCAAAGATATTACTTATCGTTACCGTTGGTCTTGGTAAAGTTCCAGTCCCATTAAACGTAAAACCTTCGCATTTTATTGGAAACCTTTGATATGTATTACCAGCCCAAACCACCTCACCGTTTGAATTTTGATTTGAACCATTATGAAATCTATAAACAGTAGATGATCCATGTAATGTTGAATCAAGTGTTAGTGTAAATAATTCAATAATTGCACCAGGATTTATTGATTGTAATTGTGAAACTGGTACTGCCATTAGGGTTCAAATACCTCTTCAAATGTTGCGTTAATAATAGCTCTATTATTATATGGAATTGATTTTGTCCAACTTTTACAAATAAATTTACTTGAAGATGCTTCTGCTGGAGGTGTAAAAGTAAAACTATCCTGATCTTCTGCCCTTGCATCAAGAAAGGTTTCTATTGTATCTGAATCTGTTTCACTTACATTAAAAGTTAAACTATATACTTTAGGATTTTGATTCAATCCAAATTGAACACGCTGCTGGTATCCATCGCCAAATTGAGTAGTGCGTGTATTAGGTTGATTTGTTTTTCTAAAGCCTGTATATGTGGGCGTGATTGATGGGAAAGTTGCCATTTATCTTGTATTAGAAAGAATCCCACCAGGGCGTTGTTGTTTTACTAATTCACCTTGAATTGCTACAGCTAATAAATTACCAAATTCATTAGCCTCTTCTTCATTACCTTCCACGGCACTACCTGTTGCGTCTACATTAATTGTAACCATATTTGTAACCCCTCCACCCATTGCATTATTAGGAATAATAGTACCAGCAGAACGAGGAACAAAAAGCTCTGGCCCTTTTTCTCCTACTATTGATGGTCTGCCTACTGGTGGATTGCCTCCATTTGCAAAGCCAAGAAAACCACCAATTTTCGTTCCTCCAAAAACACCACCTAAAAGAGAGTTTATACCTGACTTTAGAATAGAATTTGCTAGGTCATTCAAAACATTTCTTGCTGATTCTCCTAATGATTTCGTACCATTTATTGCACCAACTAAGGCATCAGTAATTTGACTACCAATTGTTTCACCTATCTCAGCAAATTCATTTTTTAGTTGATCTGTTTCACTTTTAACTTTTTTAACATTTTCTGTTATTTCTTTTGAACCATTATTAATAGTATTTACAGCAGTATTTGTTTGACCCAAAGACTCATTTAATAATTCTGTCTTTTCATTAATTATTGCAGCTTCATTTTTTGATGCCGTTACACTTTCTTTTATTTTATCTTGTGTATCCTTTTGTTTTGTTAATTCTTTTGTTGTTAATGCTTCTTCTATTTTCCTTGCTTTTATTTCTTCAAATAACTCTTGTTCTCTTTCACGGCCTTCCCCTGTTAACGGTGCAAAAAATCCTTTTTCTTGTCTTACTTGTTGCCTTGCTTCTCCTCTAGCCTCCATCGCAATATTCGCAAGATTAATTCTGCCAACTTTATTAGCAACACCGATTCTTTCTATTAGTTTATTTATTTCTTTTACACCAGCAATAGCTATATCAATAACCCCTTTAATTTCTTCAGAAAGATCCTCACCTATTGTTCGTGCAAGAGTGTCAATAGTGTCTTGTAACGTTGATAATTTTCCATCTAAAGTATCTGCCTGTGCAGTTGCACCTCCAGCAAAGATGGCTCCTTGGCTAGTTAAATTTATTAATGCTTGATTAACTAAATCAGCACCGATTTCCCCTTTCCGCATTGCAGATTCAAATTCATCCCCTTGCAGTTTTGTAATTTTTTTAAGTTCGTCAGTTATATTGACTCCTCTTTCCAATAATTGAAGATTTTCTTCTTGTTGTAATTTACCCTTTGCTCTTATCTGACCGAAGGCTGTGGCAATACCTGTAAGGTCAGCACCAGTAGCACCAGCTACATCAGATAATCGTTTTGTTGTATCAACCAACTCTTCAGTTTCAAAACCAAAAGCTTTTAATCTTTTTGTTTGTTCTATTAATTCACTACTGGTAAATGGTGTAACAGCACCAAAATCTTGCAATTCTTTTATTATTTTATTTGTATCTTCAATAGAGCCAGTTAGTTGTTCAAGACTTTTTCTTTGAGTTTCTAATTCAGCAGTCTTAAAAAAAATAAACCTTGCAGTTCCAACAACAGCTAATGCCGCAAGTAATGGTCTTAAGGCTCCAACTAAAGTTCCAACACCAGCACTTGCTGTTTTTGCTGATCTTCCAGTTTCTCTAAATGATCTATTACTTTTATCTAATCTACCTTTTAATTTATCTGTACTTCTGCTTAAAGCTTTGGTCTGTTCATTTACTCTCTTAAGTGGAGAGATTGCATTTTGAGCATCAACTATTAACTTAACTGTCGATTGTGCCACAAATACAAATAACCTTTATTATA